TCTTGACGCAAGAAAAGAAAAAAAACAAAATCCAGCTGGTGAAACAATAAAAGTTCCTGAGTTTAATCCCGAAACTGGAAAAGTTGAAAATACAAAAGAAGTTAAAACTCCATCAAATTGGCCTTCCGTATCTGGTGGTGGTTTAACAAATAAAGAATTAAAAGCTTTTAAACAAAAATTTAAAGATAAAGCTGAAGCTGATAAAGAAGCATGGGATATAAAAAATCCAGGCAAAGCTGAAAAACTAGAAAAAGAAGCAGAAAAACAAAAACAAGCTGAGAAGAAAAAAGAAAAAGAAAAAGAGAAGGCGGCTCAAGATAAAGAAGATCAAGATAAAGCAGATCAAGAATTAGAAGATGAGGGTGAAAATATACCTGCAAGTCAATATGTGGGTGAACCAGTAAAGACGATACCTAAAAGTAAACATTCTGATGTAAAAGAAATTGAAAGAGGAGAAATTAAAGGTGATAATCCAACTAAGGCTGTTGTAACTTATATGAAAAGGTGGGGTCTTAAATCAGTTCAAGGTTTTGATAAAGAAACAGATGCAGATGGTAAACTTGTAGGTTATATAAAATCAACAGATCAAAAGAAAGATAATACATCATCAACAGTAGGTACAACAACAAGAAAAAAACCAAGTGGAGGTTTGGCGGCTTTAGGTAAAAAACCAAAAATAAAAATTAAAAGAGATAAAGAAGGAAAGGCCGTACAAGTTAAATCTCAAAGAATATTAAAATTTGGTGAGTTTATCTCAGAAGGTGTAATGAATGACTTGAAGAAAGCATCTAAGTCAAGAAAAGATAGTGAAATTACTTTAGATGATGGAGCAGATATACCGATAGACCCGCTTACATCGCAAATTTTGGTTAAATATATAGAAGGGCTAAGCTCTTCAGAGAAAAATAGAACTATTCAACAAATCCAAAGAACTGAACGTGCGTTTATGAAGGTTCTAGGAAAAGCACACGAAGGATAACAGATGGCTATAACTAAATTAGAAAATGAGATAAAAAATACTCATACAAGATATTCTGTACAGTTTACAGGTGTTGCTGATGATGCTACTCAACTATCTTCAAGTATTTTGGCTAACCTCTCAGCATTGGCTTTTGCCACAGTTACAGTTACATTAAATGAAGCACCAACTACTAATTTTTGTATCGGAGAAGTATTAACTACGAATGATTCAACACCAATATTTTTAAGAGTTTCAAATTATAGTCCTGGCGCAACAACTCTTAAGGCTTATAAAGTTACGAGTGCATCTGATATAACCCCTAAAGCTTTTACTGCAGAAACTGCAACGGATGTTGGAACTGGAAAAACATTGACAGGAGGTGTAACTGGACTTAGTACAGCAACCACTCATGGCAGTACACGATTATCTATTTCCACACCAAAAATTAATCTCAGAAAACTTTGGTGGAATTTAGCATCTGGTATTGACCATACTAGAATTTTCTTTGATGGAAGTGATACAGAACAAACTGTCGCTTTTTTAAGAGGTGGTACTAGTGGTTTATTGAATTACACAGAAGTATTAGGTGGAGCAATAAATATGGGTGCGGCTGCTGGAAATGCTAGTAACGTGCTTGGAGATATTTGTGCAACAACAGTAGGTGTTGCATCAGCTGATACTTATCTGATAGGAATAGAGGTAGGAAAATTAGAGGGATTTGATTTACCTAACTTTCAAGGTAATGGTAATTTAGGATACAAACATAATCAAGCTGGATTTTCGGACTCATACTAGGTAGTACTTATGAAATCATTTTTAGAATTTAACGAAGGTATTCTTGATCTTCTTACAAAAAAAGGTAGAGAAAAGGATGCAAAAATTAAAAGAAGATTAGCTGGTGTCCGAAAGACAAGAGATCAACAAGATAAAGATTTTGAGGCTTGGCGTCGCGCTTCTAATGCATCTGCAGCTCCGAGTGGCACTCAGGCTCAAGCTGATAGGGCAAAGGAGCTAGCGAAATTACCTCATGTCAAAGCTAGAATTAAGAAAATGAGAGATAAGTACAATAAGCAGTCTTGGAATCGTGGGCCTGGATGAAAACCTTTAAAGAATTAAGAGAAGTTTTAACTATTCAACAAAGGAAACTGAAGTCAAGGATTGCAAAAAGAAAAGCAAAGATTACTGCTAGAAAAAGAAAAAAATCTATGATGAGGCTGCCTACACCAGACAAGATTGATGCTGCGATAGACAAAGCAGTAAGAAAAAAAGCAATTGATATGGTGGATAAGAAAGGAGAATATAATGACGCTGCTGGTAATAAAAAGGCTAATATAGAAAAAAAGGCTAATATTAAACAAGATAAGTTTGGTGCAAAATGGGAAAAAAGATTGAGGCCTATTATCAAGAAAAGAATGAAAGTCGCTTATAAACAAAGAAAATTGGCTGCTAAAGAAAAAGAATGAAAACTTTTAAAGAACTCAGAGAGGCACTGACTGCTCAACAAAGAATTAAAAGGTCTATCTCTTCAAGAAAGGTTGCAAAAAAAGCTGCTATAAAAAGAGCAAGGTCTATGAAAAAACCACCTTCAAATGAAAAGGTGATGAAGGCAGTAAAAAGAGCAGTAAGACAAAAGGCACTTAGAATAGTAGATAAAGCTGGAGTTTATAAAACTGCATCAGTTGGTGTTAAGATGGGTATAGAAAAGAAAGCAGATTTAAAAGTTAAAAAGATTGGTGCAAAGTGGGAAAAAAGACTAAAACCACAAATTAAAAAAGCAATGAAAGATGCCTATAGAAGTCGTATGGGCAAAAACAACCCTGAGTTATAACGGAGAAGACTTATGAAACTAATTAGCGAAGAAGCAACAAATGTAGAGTTTCTTACAGAGACTTCTAAAAGTGGTGGTAAGAACTACTTCATTGAAGGTATCTTCATGCAAGCAAATAAGAAGAATCGTAATGGTAGAATATATCCAACAGAAGTTCTTCAAAAAGAAGCGAAAAGATACTCTAATGAGTTTATTGCAAAGAAGAGAGCTTTTGGTGAATTAGGACATCCAGACGGGCCAACAGTAAATTTGGAAAGAGTTTCCCACATGATTGAAGAGTTGGAAGAAGTAGACCAAAACTTCATGGGAAGAGCTAAAATTTTAGATACACCATACGGAAAAATTGTAAAGAACCTTATTGATGAAGGAGCTCAGTTAGGTGTTTCATCAAGAGGTATGGGTTCTTTAAAAGCTGGAAGAAATGGTATTTCAGAAGTACAAGGTGATTTTTACCTTGCAACAGCAGCTGACATAGTTGCTGACCCTTCTGCTCCTGACGCATTTGTGGCAGGAATCATGGAAGGTAAAGAGTGGATTTGGGATAATGGTCTTCTTAAAGAGACACAAATCCAAGAATACAAAGATAAAATTGAAAAATCTTCAAGAAAAGACCGCGAAGAGGTACTTGTTGAGGCTTTTAAAGATTTTATCGTTAAGTTGTAAATATAAATTATTATAAATAATATTAGTTAACAAACATACAGATAACAAATAGGAGAATTTCAATGTCTGAAGAAATTTTGGAACAACAGTCTGAAGAACTGGAAGAAGAGCAACAAGCTGTGGCGGAATCTTCAGATGAGGAAATCGTAGAAGGTATGCACGATAAGAAAAAGAAACTGAAGGCTGGTTACATGAAATCTTCTGCCCATAAAGAGGGTGCTCATGAAGATGAGGAAGAAGAGGAAATGGATGAGGCTGCTCATGAAGATGAGGAAGAGGAAGAAGAAATGGAAGAATCTGTTTCTGTTCCTAAAACCAAAGCCGGAATGATTAAGGCACTTTATGACCAGTTAAATGGCATGAAGAAGGCTGATCTTTCTGATTCTTTTGAAAAAATCATGGGTTCAACTCTTAAAGAGGGAGAACATGAGGATGATGAAGATGATGAAAAAGAGTTGAAGGCTGGATACCATAAAAAGATGGAAAACAAAAAACTCAAGAAAGAAGATCTTGATATCAATGTCAAAGATGACATGGATGCACTAGTAAGTGGTGAAGATCTTTCTGAAGAGTTTAAAACCAAAGCCTCTACAATATTTGAAGCTGCAGTTTCAGCTAAAGTAATTTCTGAAGTCAATCAAAGGATTGAAGAATTAGAGACAGATTACACAAAAGAAATTAATGAGGCGAAAGAAAATCATTTGTCCACAGTTACCGAAAAGGTAGACGGATATCTCAACTACGTTGTTGAAGAGTGGATGAAAGAGAATGAGTTGGCTGTCGAAAAAGGAATCAGATCTGAATTAGTAGAAGATTTCATGACAGGACTCAAAAACCTCTTTACAGAGCATTACATTGACATTCCAGAAGAGAAAGTTGACCTTGTTGACGATCTATTTGAGAAAGTTGAAGAGCTTGAGCAAAAACTTGATGAATCTATTAACACAAGTGTAGATGTCAAAAAAGAACTTGCTGAGTATAAAAGAGAAGAAACTTTGAGAGAAGTTTCGGAAGACCTTGCTGATACCGAAAAAGAAAAACTAGGTAAATTGGCTGAAGGTATAGATTTTGAAGACAAGTCTCAATATACCGAGAAACTTGAAGTCATTAAGGAAAATTATTTCCCTAAACAACAGTCGGAAACAATTACAGAGGAATTGGAAAATACTGAAGAAGAACAAACAAGTTCAGAACCCGCTATTGACCCAATTATGAGTAAGTATGCTTCTGCATTAACTCGTAACAACAAATAACATTTTTAGGAGATTACAAAAAATGTATCTAGCTGAAGGACTACAACAAAAGTGGGCTCCAGTCTTAGACCATGAAGACATGCCTAAGATTAAAGACCCATACCGAAAAGCGGTTACTGCCGTTCTTTTGGAAAACCAAGAAAAAGCCATGGCTGAGCAGGCAGCTGCAGAAGGTCGCGGTACTTTGATGGAAGCAACAACTTCCTTGGTCAACCTTGCCCCAACAGGTAGTGGTACAGGTGGAGTACAATATCAAGACCCAGTTTTGATTTCCATGATTCGTAGAGCAATGCCTAATTTGGTTGCCTATGATGTTTGTGGTGTTCAACCAATGACAGGGCCTACAGGACTTATTTTCGCAATGCGTCCTAGATTTGACTCACAAGGTGGAGCCGAAGCCATGTATTCAGAACCAGAAACAACACATTCTGGTGATGGTGGTGGAGATATGGTTAGCTCTGGAGCCGGTGCAACAGCAGCAGCTCAGGGTGGAACATATACCGCAGTACTAGGTGTAGGTAACTCAACGGCAACTGCTGAAACTTTCGGTCTTACTGGAAGTGCCGG